CCTGGATTTCCCGTCAACAACGAACCAAAGGTCGTTGCGCCGCCCGCGCCGCCATTCCCCCCAGCCGTCGAATTGGAGGTCGCCGCGAGACCGCCTGAGCCGCCAGCCCCAACCGTGACAGTCTGCGACGCGCCAACCTGAGCCGCCGTGAATGTGCCGGAGGCCCTGCTTGCGCCACCGCCGCCACCGCCGCCCGACACCGCCGTTGCGGCGGCCTGCAACGCGCCGCCACCGCCACCGCCGCCGCCACCATAGGCAAAAACGTCGATCTTCGTCATGCCCGGCGTAGGTATGTAAGTTCCCGACGCCGGAATGAAGACGACGTTGGTTCGCGCTGACGGCCCGTTATCGAGAAACGTCGTCATTAGTAATTCTCCAAATACCCAAGGGTTGTCGTCAGCGTGGCGGCGCAAATGGCGTAGAGCGCCGCCTGGGTGTCGATAGAGAACGAGCCCCCGGGAAGCAGCGCGATGCCTGTCGATGTCGTCACACCGGAACCGCCGATATACGCGGTATTCGACCCCTGGTTATAGAGCGTGCAGGTTATGCGCCCCGTACCCGCGACGCCCGTGCGCGCGGCCACCGCGACAGCCGCCGTGCTCGTGACGCTCGCCTGCCCCGTGTTGATGGCCGCCGACCCGACAGGCGTGTTGGCTTGCGTGACGGTGCCCGACACGGGCTGTGTCGTGGCGCTGGCGTCGACACGGAGCGCCCCAGCCGTCGTCAACGAATGCGGGCTGGACTGCGCGTTCGTATAAGACGGCGCGGACGTGGACACGGCCCCGAGCGTGAGCGTCCCCGTCTGCCCCGATGTCGTGGACCCCTGTGCGGCGTTCGTCGGCTGGTTCGCGGCGGTGGCCGCGCCCGTGGGCAGGGAAACCGTCCCTGAGATATTGTTTACGTTGTTGGTCGCGCCCGTGAGTTGCACGGCCAGCGTGCCAGTGCCGACGATTGTCGCGTTCAGGTTCGCAGCCGTCGCTTGCGCGGCTGTAACCGTGCCACTCACCGGCTGCGTGACGCCGGAGCCGTCAACCAGCGCTCGCCCACTGCTGCTGAGTTGGGTAGCTACTTGCTGGCCACTCGTAAGACTCGGCAACGACGAGTTGTAAACGCCCGCCATGAGCATGGAGTTGCTCGACGCCGCCCCAGCGCTTACCGGCCCCATCATCGAAGCTTGGTTCGCGGCGGTGGCCGCGCCCGTGGGCAGGGAAACCGTCCCCGAAACGTTCGTTATATTCCACGTCCCGCTCTGCGAAACGGCCGGCGTGTTCGTCACGAACGCGTTCACGCCCAGGACCGCGACGCCGCCCGGCGACGTGCCATAATTACTAGGCGCGCCGAGCGACGACCCGGCAAGCGACGAAAAATCGACGCGCAGAGAGCCGATCGTGGTCAAGGAAATCGGGTTGGTCTGCCCCGTGGTGTAGGATGGCGCGGCGGTCGTCACCGCCCCCATGTTCAACTCGCCGGTCTGCCCGGAAGTCGTGGAGGCTATGCCCGCGTTCGTCGGCTGGTTCGCGGCGGTGGCCGCGCCTGTGGGGAGCGGCAAGGACGCCGCGCTGACGGGCTGCGTCGTTTGCCAGAACGTCCCCGAAACGGGCTGCGTCGTCTGCCAGAACGTCCCCGTCACCGCGATACTCGCGCCCGCCGAGCCGTTGATGAGCAGCCGTCCCGAATTATCGAGCTGGAGAGACGCCTGCTGCCCATTCGTCAGCGTTGGCAACGTAGAGTTATAGAGGCCCCCGGCGAGTTCGCTGCTCGTGGCGGCCGTCCCGCCCGACGCCGAACCCGAAACGGCCGTCTGGTTACTCGCCGTGGCGGCGCCCGTAGGCAGTGGAAGCGATGCGGCGCTGACGGGCTGCGTCGTTTGCCAGAACGTCCCCGTAACCGCTACCGTGCCGGATATCGTCGCTGTCAGACTGCCCTTGACCGCGGCGTAGAGGCCTTTGAGCGCCGCGATTATCGTTGCGGTCCCCGACCCGGCATAGGCGCTGTCGGCCGTCGTTCCGGCCGCCGCCGCGGTCGCCGCGAGGTTGCCCCCGGTCTCCGCCGCGGCGTTCGCGGGGAGCGGCAAGGACGCCGCGCTGACGGGCATCGCCGTGGCCCCAGCGATGCCCTGGACGGTGACGACGGCCGCGTTGGGCGAGCCCGCCGAGCCCGTGGGAACCGAGCCGCCCCCACCCGACCCGCCGACCGCGCCCGTCATGAGCCCCGAGCCGCCCGACAAGTTCAGCGTCGTCGAAGAGCTTGCCGTGATCGCCGCGAGATAGGTGTTGGCCCCCACCGTGAAGGCCGACCAGCCGCCCGCCGCGACCACGTCGTCGGCGGTCGTCGCGACGACGGCGTTGGAAGCCCCGAGCTTGACGAAAGCCGGGTTGGCCCCGGTGTTGTAGACGACGACCACGGAGCCAGCGGGCAGCGCGACGTTGCCGCTCGTCCCGGAAACGGAGAGTTGAGCATAAGCCCCGCCGGGGGCGAACCCGCTCAGCGTCGCCGAGAACGAGCCGCTGACAGGTATTGCGACGCCGCCAACGACACCCTGGACGCTCTGGACGCCGCCGCTCGGCGATCCCGCCGTTCCGCCGCCGACGCCGACATTGAGACGCGCGACCGTGTTCCCATTGCCATCGACGACGAGGGTTGCATTGAGACCCACGCCGTCCGGCGCAACCTGTACGACTTCGTCGGTCATTTCAAGCCGTCCTATTCACGCGCGCCCGCGCCAGCAAAACCGTGGTTGGAGTCACCGGCCCCGACGTGTCGGGGTCGGTTTCGAAGGTGTCGACGTAAAACGACGGAGCCGTCGTGACGGAGTTGTTAGCGCCAGTCTCGACGCCGCCGGAGCCCCCGACGAGCGATACTTGCGTCTGACACGAGCCGCTGTCGGTCTTCCACGACCTCGACAAGAGTGTGATGCTGTCGACCAGGGTCGTGTTGGACGGGAGACGCTGGAAATAGAATTGGCTGTAAGCCGGGATGTTTTGCCCGCCCGTAAGCGTCGCCGCGCCCCAAGCCCCGTTGCTGTCGGTCGACGTGCAAGCGATCGAGTTCCCCACCGAGCCCGGCGTCAAGGCGACCGCCTGGAGTTGCCCGCTGGAAAGCACATTGGCGCTGACGTCGTAATTCGCCGTCGTCCCCGTGCCGTAAACCGAACCCGCGCCAGCCCCCGCGTTGATCGCCGCGGCAAGGTTGCTCATGGACGCCGCGACGGAAACATCCTTGAGGACTTGAAACGCCCCCGTGAGCGTCGAGACCCAAGTGTAGACCGCCGCCGCCGTGCCGTCTTTCGTGCCAACCCTGACGGTCGCCGCCAAGGTTGGAAGAGCGTCGTAGGTCAACAACTGCGAAGCGGAGAGAAGCGCCGCCTCGATGAACGTGTTGTCGTTGGGCGCCGGCTCTTTGTTGATCGTCTGATAGTTGTAAGTCCCGTCGTTCGGCGTGATCGCCACGGCGCCATTCTGCGAAGTCAGCGCGCGGGCAAAAGAACTTTCGTCGACCAGGCTGGCCGAATCCCACCCCGAGACCCAAACGACATCCGCCCAATAGGCGTCGCCGCCGCCTCGCGGAAAAGCCGCGACCGGAGGCGAGAAGTTCGCGGTGTATCGGCCTTGGCCTATCGTGAGACGGAATTCATCCTGCCAACCCGCGAACGAAGTCCCGTTGACGATGCCGGTCCCTTGCGCGAATTCCCCGCCCAAACAGCAAAGAGCCCCCGAAGAGCCCCCGGAATAGTAGTTGTGCGAGTCGCTGACGGCGACGCCCTGCAAAATGCCGTTGATGAACAACCGAAGATTGTTGCTCCCGTCGCGCGTCACGGCGACGTGATACCAAACCCCGACTTGCCACTGATAAGCCCACGAAATAAGCTCCGCCGCCGTGCTGGGCGTGCCATCGGTCGAGATTCTAAAAACGATGTTTCCCGCCTCCAGGCTCGGGCCGCCGACATAGAGTTCGTAGGATTCATGGTTGTTGGGTTGATCCCATTTGGCGAACAGGACCGCCTTGTTCGAACCCGTGGGGAGCGTCTGAAAACGGAATTGTCCCTCGATGGTAAACTGCTGCGAACCGATATCGGTGTTCGCCGCGGCGGCGGCGGTGACGGCCGAGTCGACCCCGCCGGACGCCGTGTTGTCGAGAATGCCGTTTCCGAAACGATGCAGCGGCTGCCCCGTCCATCCTTGATGCGCGAGGTCGTCGGCGTCTGGAAACGCCGTGAAGACCCGGCGGTCGCCGACGATCCCGTTGTTGTAAGAGCCCGCGGAGTCGCGCACGATGAGGTTGCCGATGTAAGCTTGAAGGCCAATATCGGCCCCCGCCGCTGGATACGCGTCGAGGAAGCGCATTTGCGCGGTGCCGCCAAAATGACTCATGACGGACGTGCTCGTGAATACCGCCCCCGAAATAACGGCGGTCCCGTTGACTTGGCATGTCAACGTAAGTTGGAGCCCGGAATTCACGGTAAGAGAACATTCGACATGCGCAGCACTCTGCGCCGTAAGAGCCGGGCCAGATGACGAAGCAAAAACCTGAGTCCCGTCGTAAGTATTACTTACAAAGGCTTCTATCGCCCCCGTCGTGCCCACCATTATGCCCGCGATTATGTTGTTCGCGCCGTCACAAAATGAAGCAATGACCACCGGAGTCGAATACGGGAGAACGTTAACCGCAAAGTAAAGAGAGACGATCGTCGTCAAACCCGTCGCGGGGAGAATGACGCGCGCGCCCTGGTTGCCAGGGTTCAGGGGCGGGCTCGACAAAAATAAATCCGTATCCTCGGGAGCCCACGGGAGTTGGCCGATCGTATAATCCACGACGCCGTTCAGCGACGCCCATCGCCCGGCGAGCATCGCTTGCGCGGTTTTCGACGTCACGCTGAAGTTCACGCCGAGCCCGTAAGTCGCAAACCCCTCGACAAAGCGTTGCGTCATGACCCCGCCCCCGCCAGTCCCAAACTTATCGCTTGCGCGTGCATGAGTTCTCTAATTCTCTCTTCTATACCGTGGTTACTAATCCGCGTGAGACCTTGACCGACCGCGTAAACGACGCCGTCCGCGCCGACGAACACCGGAGTGTCCTGAACCAGCACGAGGCTACCGTCAACGATCCCGCGAGCGATCGTCCGCCCCTCGATCGGCGCGAAAGGCGCATCCGCGTTGCCCGTGGGATACCACGTCTCGATCGACCCAGCCCCGGCCGCGATAAACACGTCCCCAGCGGTAAGCAAGTCTAGCACCGGGTCTGGGTTGCTCTCCTTGGAGAAAAAGTCAAGTGTATTCACGGTGGTTGACCCAGGCTCCAAGAAAAACATCTTGTTGGAATTAGCGACGCTCGCGATAATGTAGTGATCCAAGTTGCAAAGGGCGTTTATAGCCTCTCCGGTGGGTATGTATATCCCCTCTAAAGAGTTAGTTCCCGCGCCGGATAACGTAGAGCCCGTAAAGGAAACCCCGGAACCGCTATAAACGGTCGTGGCTATCGAGTTTGCCGAAGACGAACTCGATATGGACGTCAAAATAACCGAGGTGGCAGGCGGCCCACCATTAGCCGCCGCAACAACGGTCGTGCTGGCCCCGCGAAGATTAGTTGAGAAGTTGGTCCCGGGAATTCCAACGAAGTTCAGCATGTTGGCGAGCGCTGTAAATGGGTCCGACCCCGGGTTAGCAAGCCACGGGTGCGCGGAAGAACCGTCCGGGGAGTTCGTGTCCACCGCGGCATTCCACGAATAATATGCCCCGCCTATATCCAAAACTTGGTTTGTCGCCGTGCCGCTCAAAGTCCCCGTGGCGAGAGACCCCCCGTTGTAATACTGCAATAACGAGCCGTCAGACACGAATAAGCGCTGATACCCAGGACCAGAATCCCAAGTAAACTTCGGCAGACCCCCGCCAATTAAACCAGATATACTAACTAACTCCTTAGAACTGTTGACATGGCGATATAAGAACCCGCCCACGACGATGAACAAGTCGCTATCAAATAGCCCAACTTTGCTGTATAGCTTGCGAGGCACGCCATTTCCTACTGTGGCTAACAGCTCAGTTCCCGGCCTCGCAAGAAGCCCAAATTTATCGACGAGGTTAGTCGGCATCTGCTCAACGAACCTATTGAGCAACTTTATTTCCGTCGCGCCAGCAAAGTCGCGCTTATAAGCTTCTTTGCCGAATTGAAGGGCGGTCAATAGAACCACCGACCGGCGATATAACTTTGCAGGGAGCGCGGGAAGTCGAACGCCCCGTAGACCGTAACGTCGTTTTGCTTGTACTCAGTTTTGAGTTTTACATACATTTCCGCGAATGTAGCCTTGGTTGCTTCTGATATTATTTTATTATACTTTGGAGATAAGCGAATGGAGAGCGCCGTAATCCAAAAATCATCGAATTTTGCAGGAAACACCATATTGTCCGCAGCGCCCAACGGGGTCAACGGAGTCCAAACCCCCGTGTGCGCCAAATAAATCCAGAAAACCGGGGAAGACGGCGTCTCGTAAGAGAACACATAGGTCTGCTGGGATTGACCCGCCACGCCGACGTATCGGCCATTGCCGTCGATCGTCAGAACGTCGCCGTCCGTTCCCGCATCGCCCTTGCCAGTCCCCTGCATGAGGCCCATGCGCGTGCCATTGTCAGGCTGCTCGGGAAGCCAAACCGTCATGGTCGAGCCGCCCCAGACGACCCGAGAATTCTTGGGCGGGAACGGCGTTACCCACAAATCCTGCTCAGTCGCGAGCGGAAAGGGGAGAATCGTCGCGTCCTGCCCGATCGGATAAGGCGCTTGCGGATAGTTCGCGGCGACCTGGGCGGTGCGCTGCGGTTGCGGCGACTGCCAGTCCTGTAGGCCCTCGCCAAGGTCGAAACCGTAGACACCCTCGATGATGCGGTTGAGCGCATTGAGCCCCTCCGTCAACTGGTTCGCTGTCGGCGCAACCCCGATCGCCGTTATATTCCCTTCGCGATAAGCGTCGGAAACTATCGACGCGGCCGAAGTCATCCCGGCTGAGCCCGCAATTGATTGAGAAGCGCCGGGGTAGGCGCTCGGGAGTTGAAGGAGACGCCGCGACGACGCAGCTCCTCGATGATCGCCGTTCGATCTTCGGCGGTGAGCAGCGGCACGACGACGCCCGTCTTATCCGCCTTCGGAACCGCCTTGGCGTCGTCGTAAACCGGGTCGGGGGGGGGGGGGGGGGGGCCCCCCCCCCCCGTCCGGCTCAAGGAGCTGGGCTACGTCTCGCATTTCGACCGCACCATGTCCAAGTGGGAGAACTTCTCGCTGGGCTTCACCTACCTGTCGCCGGTGGTGGGCGTGTACACCATCTTCG